CATTCAGATTTCTAAAGACATACCCATTAATTTAACCACACTAAAACAATTTAGTAAAAAAGATGTAGTACGAAAAACTAAAACTAAATTAAAAGAAAAGGATCCAGTGTGGTGCGATGCAAGAAAAGGTGGATACTTTTATATAAACTCAAAGGGAAATGCTTTTCCTTGTGCCTTTATTGCTAGAGATGTTATGGAAAATAAACTTTTTCCTTATCATCCTATTGACTATCCCTTTAATTTAAAGTATAATAACTTGTCGAATTTTACAGTAGATGAAGTCATTCATAATTTAGATTTTGAAAATGTGAGCGAACATTTGAAAAGAAGACCATTAAAAATATGTAATATGAAATGTGGGGATTGTTATGCGAGTTAATGTAGTATGTACTAAATGGGGAGAAAAATATGGTCCGCACTTTGTTAACCGTCTTTACAATATGTCTAAACGCAATACACCTTCGACAATGGATTTTCATTTCTACTGTTATACCGATAACGCTGAGGGATTACTATCTGATATTAAAGTTATACCTTTTCCCGATATTGATTCCATCCATCCTAAGTATTGGTTCGGGAGTGACAAGTTTAAGTATGGCATGGCTAGATGTTGGGACAGGCCCAAAACTTTTGTCTTTAACACTCACAACTTTGCAACAGATAAGCCGACAGGACGCTTCATCTTCTTTGATTTGGATGTGATCATTCAGAATGATATTACACCACTTCTAACTTACAATACAGAACAGCCAACCAAGATGCGTTCTTGGTGGCAAGATCCGAAACCAATGAATACTAGAAGATTTAAACTATCACATGGTGCGTACACAAATGGTAGTTGTCAAGTATGGAGCGATGATCAGTGTGAACCTATCTGGAATGATGTTTTAGAGAATCAAGAAAAGATTTGGTTCACATATACAGACGGAACTGATAACTATCACTCATGGCGTTGGGGTGAGTATGGTGCTAAACTATGGGATTACTTTCCATCACATATGGCATACTCATATAATCGTGGGCGTTCTTGGGATGAAGATGATCTAAATATAGGAATTTATAGATCAAACTGTATACTGTGTGTCTTTAATATTGATTTGTTACCGTTTGAAGATGAAAGTAGAGGACACACGAAACAAGATGAACTTGCAGACCCAGAACTATTGAAGCATTGGAAATGAACATATACACCGTAAAATGGGGAAGCAAGTATGTTGCTTCTCATGTCAATAAAATATTAGAAAGTTGTCAGAAAAATCTTTCTTGTGACTTTACATTCTACTGTCTAACTGAAAATGATAAAGACCTCTCAGAAGAAATAAAAGTATTATCATTACCAGGTGGGAACAAGTTAGAAAAATGGTGGAATAAAATGTATCTCTTCGATGATAACATAGTAACACAAAAGGGAGAGAAGATGTTTCTCGATCTAGATGTTATCGTACAGAAAAATATTGATGTAATTGCAGACTATGATCCAGAAGACTGCCTAGGACTTGTGAAGACATGGTGGCATGACTTAGATACACAATATAGAGATACTAGACATATACCACATAAATTTACAGACTTAAACTCTTCTGTTCTTAGATGGAATGATGAATTGAATACAGAAGAACTTACAAAATACTTTAATAAATATAAACAACAAATACTATGGTACTATCGTGGTCTAGACAATTTCTTCTACAATCGTAGAATAATCAAAACAAAACTATTCCCGCTCGGTTGGGTATATAGTTTTAATCAAGGGTATGTTTTTCCTCATGATATAGAAAAGCATACTTACAGAGAACTACCATACATTTGTATATTTGATTCAATGGGGAAAAGTGAAGATGTTAAATTCTAATTTTTTAACCAGTTATAAAAACTGGGGTGAAGCATTACATGTTATTGAAAACAAGATGCCTCATAAACTTGCTGACTTTAGACAGTCGCTTGAAGAAAACAATGTTGAAGCCAGTATTTGGCTGATAGAAGAACTGAAAAAGTTTATAGAAGAGGAATATCCAAAAACTGACAATCTCAGGGTGTTGATATTAAACTCTTGGTTGGGTATACCAATAGTTCCTCTCTTATGTGAAAATATGGGAATCTCTCAAATTCATTTAGTAGATTTAGATGAAGAGTCAATAGAACTTTCAAAAATATTCCACAAACATTATGCTCAAGAAAAACTAATAAACATTAGACACTGGCAGATGGATATACCCTTTGAGTTTGATAATTTAAATAAAATAAATGTTGATGTGTGTATCTGTATTCATACTGAACAGATGTATCCATTAAAAGAATTAACCACAAAGAATCCTACTTGCGTATTTGCTATGCAGAATAGTAATGTAGTTGAAGAAATGTATGGAATAAATTGTGTTAATTCGATTGATGCACTCAAAGAACAAATTAACATTGAAGAAGTCGGATTTGAAGGAACTAAAAAACAGACATATTATTCATGGGATGGTAAAAAAGAATTTGATAGATTTATGGTTATCGGTCAGAGAGAAGATTTTTTCTAAGCGCCCAAAGGTTCCCTAATTCGATCTAAAATCCACTGCCAAGTTTCTCCCCAATGTGTGGGTGTATATACTAAACCTATTCCTTCATCGATAATTCTCTGTGCTAATGAATGATCATTACCATACTCTTTTGTTCTATCTCCAAAGAAAATTAGTGCATTATCTCCTCTAGGTATTTTATCTATTATTTGCGATTTGTCTTTTCCCACTTTACAAATATCGATACTAGTTGCTCCAGATAAAGTAGCAACATATTCTGGAAATTGTTCTTCCATTTCTTTACATATTAAAAGTCTCTCATTGTAATAGACATCATGCACTTGATACAATTCTCTTACTCCCATGTCTGCTTCTCTACCGGGAAAAGATACTGACCACATGTTTGTTCTCTTATCAATATGTCTTGAAGTCTTATGCTCAAATAAAGAGTTTTCTATTTTGTTTAAAATGTATGCCTCTAGATTTGCATCAGAAATTTTCCCCTCAGTATTTCCAGAACATTCAAATACTTCTTGGCACAAATCTACAACATCTTGTCCTAATTGTTCTACCACATGTTCTAATAGTCCACCAGTTACAATGTAGACTTGATTCTCCCTACACAATTTCTTAAAATGTCCTTTAAAAGAAATATCTATTTTTTGTTTTGAAGCAGTTAAAGTTCCATCCATGTCAAAAATATATGTTATCAATTTTCTTCCTTAATATCCTCTATCATTTCTTGCCACAATTCTTCATCTGGGATAACGAATCCGAAAGTATGTCTCGTTGTTGGAGTTCCAGCACAATGCCAAATTATTTTATCTTCTTCGTCTTTGCCACCAAAATAACCTACTTTAGCAGTCCACCCAACTTGATCTTGTACTGTTATTATTTCTTTAGTTAATGGGTCACGATATCTAAAATATCCTTCTTCATCTCCACTCCACGACAAAAGAATGTTATAACCAGGACAATCCCAATTAGAATGCCACGACATAAACCCGCCTGGAGGATATACAACATGTACTGCACTGTACTGGGCACAGAAAAAAGCAGACAAATCGAAATTGATCTCTAAAGATTTATCTATAAATTTTTTGGGCATATCTGTTGTATGAACAAAATCGGATACATATGCGTGTTCAGGAATGCCTTTATGCTTATCACCCAATGCTAACATCGTTTCAAGATATTCTGAAGAAGTAGCACTTTCTAAGGTATGTTCTTCTCCTCGCTTAGATGTTGGTACTTCTTCTTGCTCATCATACCATTGTTTCCAAGGTTCTAATATATCTAAAAGTTCTTCACTTATTTTATTGATAGTTCTCATTTAATTGCTTTCCCTATTAGATAGCCAACTATGAAGAATAAGCACCCGACTATGTAACACTCCATCATAATTTTATTGCCAATAAAACTAGTATTGCAACTAGTAGTATATTAACCATAAGTAGTTCTAAACCCAGTATTGTGTGATACCAAATCCATCGAGTCTTATAAGCGTTTTCAATAGTTATATCTTCTGGATCAGGTTCACCAGAAATACCTTCATCTGGTTTTCCCCATAGCGTTGACATTATATCTTTTATTTTCATTTTAGTGAGGTCCCTTCAATTTAGATTGCTTTAAAAGATAATGTAAAATGACAATCTCTGTTCCTTGCAACTCTTCTTCATAGTGCCCGTAGACAAAATTCCATCTAGCATCGGGTGATGGAAAATCTCCTATTTTTAATGATCTTCCATAAACTGTTTTATTCAGTAGATACCACATAGTAAAAGTATCCCATGGTTTAACTTCTTCAGGATAAGGTCTAGGATCCCAATCTGGTTCTATCTGCTTGAGATAATTCTCATACCACTGATCAAACAGCATACAAACCATTTCTTTTTTTCTGTAAAGAAAAATTCCACAATGATAGATCATTTCATCTTCATCATTGAGTTTAGTTATTTTTGCATTATATGGTCTGTTTCTAGTGAAGATAATATCATTATCTCCTATAAAATCAAACACATCGCTTATATCTTCATGTTGAATGTGTGTATCACAATCAAGATAAAGAGTTAAGTCATAAGGAGTTCTTGATAATGCCCACAATTTTGCCCTTACATTTGTAGGAATACCAGTTACAACATTCTCAAAAATTTCAGCACAATCATCTTCTACCCATTCTTCTTGAGTAAAAAGTGTTATCTTTGCTTCAGGATAAAAATCTAGAAGGGACTGTGCTGATTCTTTAGCCGCGTAATAATATTCTTTTTTGTTTGAAGCAACATAGATATATCCGTTGTTCATTCTGCTAATTCTTTAGCCAATAAAATGGTCGAATACGCTTGCACTTCTATTAAAGTCTTTGATTTACGGAGTTTCTTTTTAAGTTCTTTATTATCAGATGATTTTATTTCAGGAATGCTAAGGGCTTCTAATTTCATATTGAATAGAGTTTCTTGCTTTATTCGACTTTTATGAATTTCATGCTCTTGTAAATGTCGATCTTTTCTCTTCTGTTCTTCTTCTTCCCAAACAGCAGTATTCTCATCTACCATCTCTTCGCCAATAGTTTCCATGATAGCATCATAGTCTTCATTGACATAACCCTCTTCCGCTGGACCAGCAGTTACAGTACAATCGACATATTCACCACCCTCTAGTTTATCCACCCAGATTTGACACCTGAGAGAACGAATAGATTTATTAATCCAGATTGGGTTTAAGTATTTGGGAAAGTCTTCCATCATGTAGTCCTCATAATAAAATAATCATACTATAACATAACCTCACATCATTGTCAAGTAAAAATTAAGCAGTTCTTATGAATAATTGCTTAGTTTCTTGTGTAGAACTAGAAGATTGTACAGTTGCTCCAACATAACTTCCTGTGAAGTTCTGTGAGTATGTACCAGTAAAGTTGCCTGTGTAATAACCAGTGTAAGTTCCAGTATACGATCCTGAATATGAACCCGAATAGGCTCCGTTCAGATATCCACCAAAGAATCTATTATAAGATCCCGTATATGATCCTGTGTAAGTTCCAGCGTAATCACCTGCAAATGATTGTGAATATGTGCCAGAGAAGTTACCAGTGTATGTTCCTGAGTATGATACATTAGTTATATCTTTTAACTGATCAGTCATTGTAATACCCATTTGAACCCATGTTCCAGTAGCACTTGGTGCACCAGCGTTCAATAGATATTTACCAGGACCCTCACTTAGAATTCTATTTCTAAATCTATCAGTCATATCTCTGATTTCAGCATCAGTCATTTCTAACAGATCACCATCAGTATCTAATTTAAGAGGACGATTTGTATTATCAGCAGGTACAGTAGTAGCGGCAGTTTTTTGCCAAATTTTATATGCTACATCTGTTCCGTCTACTTGTGTTTCATTAATAGTATATCTTGTAGTCCATGTGCCACCACTAGGAGTACCACTATTAAGATGATATTGTCCAATAGTATTTGCATCTTCTGTAACCATTGCGTTGATTACTTTATCAAGAATTTCTGAATCTATTTCGGCATCAGATGCTTCTTCAACTGCTTCACCAGTCCATCGAACTGGTCTCGTTGATGTAGAAACACTCGCGGCATCTGTTTTCTGTCCCATTGTATAGACAGTATCAGTAGTTGCTCCACCGGCTACATGCGTACCAACTGCTTCATTTCTTTCTCTGTTTGTAAAAGAGCCTATAGAGGTATAACCAGATGCTAAAGATCCAGTTGTTGATATCAATTCTGCAGCCCCGGTGCCATCGGTATTATCAGCAAAATCTTTTGTGATAATATAAGCAATATGATCTTTTATCTCTGCATCTGTGAGTTCCTCTACGCCTTCCATTGTGATAGCAGTAGCGGGAAATGCACTCGCTTTGAGAGTTAATGGACCTGCCATTTTATAATCCCCTTATTAGTTGACTAAAGTTCCACTGGAGTTATAAACTGCCAGTGATCTATGTTTAACCCAGTCAGTCGCATCTTTAGCAGTCATTGTCCAAGTAGTATATGCAGGCAATGTAACAGCGGCATTAGCACTTCCGCCATTAATCGTATCTGAACTTGCTGGATATAATTTACAGTTAGTAGCAGTAGTATTAGAAACAACTGCATGTAATCCTGCGGCTGCGGTAGGAAGAATAACACCTTGTGCGGCCCCACCGACTGTTGTGATAACATTTATTGTTTCTGTTAATGCTGTAGCATCTCCCTGTACTGAACCAGCAGTTGATACTGCCGCGGTAATTCCGTATTTCAAGGCTCCTAATAATGAAGATGTTCCATTAATTGTGAAGTCTTGAACATTATTACCAGCAGAACCTACTGCTCTCCAAGCAGTTGAACTGGTACCAACATATTCTACCCCGTTTGCTGTAACCAAATCGACAGATGCATTTGCTGATCCGCCATCAATAGTACCACTAGTATTGGGATAAACTTTAATAGTATTACCCGTTACATTGTATACATTGATAACCAGACCGGCGGCTGCTGTAGGTAATTTTATTCCCTGATTAGCACTTCCTGACGATATGATATTATAAGTTTTTGTGATTGCAGTTGCATCTCCCTGGACTGAGCCAGCCGCTGATACTGTCGCGGCAACACCTAAAGTCAAATTGCCAGTAGCGGTAAGAGTACCAACTGACACATTATCACCACTCTCATATTTGTCGTTATTAAGATTGGTGAAGTTATTATCGACTTCGGTATTAGTAAGAGGACTGCCCTTTGTTGATCTAAGTGTTATTGTAGCCATTTCTCTTCCTATTCAAATTTTTGAACTAATTGTTGTAAAACAGATTTAATTTCTGAAAATTCTTTCTTCAGACTATTTATATCGTTTGACATTTCATGAACCTGAATTGATTGCCTTTTTTTATTTTTATAAGCCTGCAATCCAGCCCTATCTACCGAAAGTAACGCACCCGTTTCATTATCTCTTTCATATTTGTCTGCTTGTCTACTCATATTTATGCCATCAACGCAATCGCTCTCAGTTCTTTAGCGACTGGTATATTCGATGTGTTTGAAGATAACATCACAATCTTGATTCCAAATCGCTTAAACTTCACAAAGTTTACTGTTCCTGTCGTAGCGGCTACAGTAGCGGCAGTTCCAGCGTGTGCCCAAGTACATGTGCCGTCAGATATAGAGCCACCAGTTCCTGTTGGTCCACCTGAACCTGCACTGGTTCCTCCAGTGGAACATGTGTATAATTTACCAGAATCATTAGTAACTTGTTGTCCTGTAGCAAAAACTGTTGAACCCTGCCATGCCGTTCCTACTGATATTGTTGGTGGTGAAAGTAAAGTATAATCTCTTCCTGGATTAGTTATAGCAACTTCTCCTACTGAACCACCACTTAAAATTGATTGTGCTGAAGCATCACCAGTACTAAATGAAAGATCAGGCGCTGAAGTGTATCCAGAGCCTCCTTGACATAAAACAGCAGTACCAGCGGCACTTGAGCCACCACCACCTGAGAATGTAACTGCTGGAACACTTCCGTAATTAGAACCAGGATTAGTAATAACAACTCCCGATACTGCGGCTCCCGCTCTCGTACTAGTACCTGTTGCTTGAATTCCACCAGTTGTCGGTGCGGCAAATGCTACAGTAGGATCACTTGTATATCCAGAACCACCGTTAGTAATAGTTACTGATTTCACACCATTCAATGCTAGATGGATAACTCGCACAGTTGAATAAGTATATTGTCCATCTGTATTTAAATTAGCCGCTGGTATCTTATATGCGTAATCTATCCATTGACCACTATTCTTTGCGGCTACTGAAACATCTGTAAACTTATCATCTGTAGCCAATTCTATCCAATTTAAATCTTCTGTCCAATCAGCATCATCGTCTGGTGCCATAAATTTTCCGTAAACTTTAATATCTGAACCAGAAGGCAAACTTTCTACTAATTGTACTAGTACATCCTCTGCTTCCATTCCTTCTTTAAGTTGAACGGGCTTATTGACAAATACTGATCTAGCATTACCATAATTACCAGTTTCATTAGTCGCATCGTTATTAATATCATTTGATTTGATCAAACAACTATTTCTAGTTAATGAAATAACTGGAGATAATCTATCTGTGCCTAATGCTTGTAGATTTGCTTTATAACGGAAAGACTTTTTATCTGAACCCGTGAAGTCTTTTGCTTCAGTAGAATATGAATAAATTGCCTTTTCGACATCTTGATTCTGTCTACTTTGCTTTTCAATAGTTCTGAATGTAGAAGTATTTGCCGCACTTGCTCCTGTTGAATTGGTCGTTGCGGTCGATCCAGCGATTGATGTACCAGCAGGTTCTATCATACCAATTGTTGGTTTAATTTCATTGATTAGTTTATTATCCATTGAAGTAACATCAAAATATGTTCTTGCTGTAGCAGAATTACTTATCGGAGTTAGAACTGCACCCGTTGATTGATTCTTAAAGTAACTAGCGACAGTTTTTACTTTGATCTTACTATCAACAATATCTACATCTTCAATGAATCCTCTAGCAAGAGTTAAATTAAATGTTGCACTTGAACCACTACCAGCAGATGCCCCTCCACCTGATCCTGTGCCAGATGCGATAGATGCTTGTGCAACAGCACTAAATGTTCCAGAGAAATCGTCTGTAACTACACCCGGATCAGAAACTTTAATTCCTGTTATTGCGCCTGGAGTTGATGGTCCAGTAACTTGAAGTTTGATTCCCGTAGCAGTATTACCATTAGTATCTGTGACAGTAGCAAGAGTTATTATATCACCGTCTTGATATCCACTTCCTGCACCATTAACTGCTGGATCAAATGCGTATACTTTATCACCTATTTTTGGAAAACCAGCACTATAATTTGTGACTGTCATGAAGTCATAATTCTTATTCGTGAATACCGCATTACCAGAAGTATTAGCAAACTTACTTCTAACTAGTTCGTAAGTTATATCTTCTGATTGGTGTGCGTTCCATGCTCCATTGTTAGAAGATGTAAATAACAATCCACCGATATTAGTTTCATCAGCAGTAATTCTATACTTGGTGTTAATTACATTCTCGCCTAATTTAGAACACCAAACATTGTAATCTGTGCTATTACCTTGTGGTTTTAAAACAAAGGCATATTCTGTGCCCGCTTTTAAGAATATAGGATCATTAAACTTAAAGATACTATGTTTATCTAATTGGGTAACTGTTCCATTAGAGGCTTCAGTTGTGGTTGTAAGACATCCTTCTCTACCGATTAAATCAGCATCAGTGATAGTCGCATCACTAGAATTGACATATTGTCCTAATGTGTACCTTGCCACAGTATGAATAGTTGGATCTAAAGTAACTGAAGCGTAAGGCAATACTGTTCTCGTAGGATATCCATTGAGAGTTTCTCTAATCTCACATGTAATACCATCAGTTGCCGATATAGTACTAAAGAAGACTCGTAATTCTTGTAAGAACATACCAGGCTCTCTAACGACTACACCATTAGCAGAAGTGTACTTCATAGTAGGAACAGTAAATGTCTGTCCTATGGGATCGAATCCACCCGTTAATTCAATATGTGATTTAGCAGTTGCTCCAACTTCAAAATCTTTAACTGTAATTCCCGCGGATGCGGTAGTATTTAATGTAAAATTCGTGTTTTCAAGTGCAACATCAGTTACATGAGTATTCACTTTAGTAGTGACACTTTCACCTTGAACTGTGTTAAAGTTAATTGCTGGAATCTCAGTTGATATCGTATATCCCTGAGAAACTGCTTTAGCGCCAAACGCAGAGTATTTTCCTTCAGTGGAAGATGATGTTAATACTGCTCTATTCAATCTATCATCACACAATCTAATATTGATGCTTCCAACAGGATACTTACCATCAGGTATCTTTAATATTCCAACAAAATTACCTTGGGCATCAGTTGTACATCCTTGTGTGATATTATCATGTGCAATAGGACCATTTAGATTTGTTCCTCGCAACTTATCAACCCATGTTTCTTGGGGTGTAAAATAAACTACATTTCTTAACCATTTCATAGGAGTGTCATGACCAGAATAACCAGCAGTTGGCCAACCACCATTAGCAAATCCTCTCCAGAATCCTGTTAGTGGTTTCATAACACAATCGGTGCCGGCAGAGGCAAGATGACTAGCATATTCTCCTTCAACAAAACAGAATATAGGAGTATTTGGTTTTAATCTTTGTCCTACGATTATTAATTCTTTGCCCCTCATATATGCATCTAACGCAAAAGATTTAAGTCTTCCAGTCAGATCCATTGTTGCCGTCTGACCACTAGGACCAGAAGTCGCTTGCAATATCTTTGAAGTAGCAGTTGAAGTTGTTGTTGCTGATTGTGTAACTAGATCAGCCGTGAACTCACCAGATGTTGTTACAGATCCGTTAATACCAATTTCACCAGAAACACTTACTGAACCTTCAGTAGTAACTTCTGCTTCAACCCACATTCTACCATTTCCAGTTCTATCTCTTGCTGTAGTAGACCAATCGTCAGATCCCTTTAATTGGGCACTAGTACCAGTGAATTCATTAGTGGATGGTTCATGCTTGAGTCTGATCTCTTGGGTGACTGAATCTTCTGCTACTGTCTCAAATCCAAAATCATAACTCTGAACAATTTGTGCAGAAGTTATACTGTCTGCTAAACCCGCACTATATTGTGCTAGTGAAGTATCCGTTAACTGTTCGGCTGCTAAAGTTCGTTCTGTGAAATCATTAGAAGATTTAGGATGAACCATCATATCTCCAACATAATCAAACAAAAGTTCTCCAGCAGTATTTCTGACATGTGAACTTAAAGGATTACGACTAAAGACTCGGCTTACATCTGGACCATGTGGTGAAGGATCCCAAGTTGCTTTATTTGCTGAATAATATCCAACTTTATCTGTACCGTGCATATCAGAAACTGGTAATGTTAAAAGATTATCATGTCGTTGTACAGTAGTGGATAGTGTATCATTGTAATCAAGTTCAATCATCTCTTCTTTAAATGCGGGAGTGAGTTGTTTTCGCTTGATGTCAATAGCCGCTCTAAACGAAGGATCTTTTGTTGAACTTAAAGCATGTGAAATAAAAGTATTAATAAAAATACCATTTTTAAATCTATCATTACCATTTGCATCTACAATAGTCAAACTATCGGCTTCTCTTTCCATGAGAGAAAGAGCAGTATAATATTCTAGTCGATTAATTCTTTTTTCTATAGCCGCTATATCATTCATAGTATAGCGTTTAGGTTGTTCGACTCTAGTTTTAATTCCAATATAAGGGTTTCTTATATCATTTGCTATTTTAGGAGAAACGCTAGGGAATGGAGGTATAGCGATCTCTGCTACAGTCATTGTTCCATCAGGAATAGTTGGTGGTATAGCATTTAGACTAGGTATACCTTTAACTACAATAAATTCTCCAGATTCTGTGAGAACAATTTTATCCATACGACCGAGATAAAACTCTATATCCGTAGTAAAATTCGCAACAGGATTAGGATTCTGTAATCCAGTCATACCGCCATTAGCGGGAACATTTAATTGATGTGTTAATTGTGGATTTTCTGTAGCGGCGCCTATAGTTGTCGCTGTAACACTGGCAGTTGATTTAACTTGCGGTCTAAAATCTATCGCATTCTTTAAATCTACAGTCATATCTCCGCGTCTATAGATAGGAACTTGATAAGTGTATATACCACTTCCACCAGTATCATCTATAGGATATGAATTGACTGCAAAATATGTTCCGTTTGATGTTGTGTAATTAGCAACAAAACAAGATAACTTAACTGTGATGTACTTATTGTTCGTATCTATACCAGCATCTACTAACTTTTCTAAGTAGTCCTGTTTATATAGAGAATCAGTTTGACCTGTTTTTATTCTAAACTTATCTATTAAATTAGTTCCACTAGTGACATAAGCAGAAGCATCAACATAAACCTCTTCTAGTTTATAGCAATCAGGAATTCCTAAATTCCAAGGTCCTGTAGAGCCACCTATATTGGAGGCAGTATTTATTTTGACATAAACACCAGAATTTAATGCTTTAGTAACAGGAACGGAATCTGTGTTTGTAACATTAACTTTTAACTTAGCATTACAAGTACCACTAACAGTTCCCAAATCTATAGCGATTGCACTAGAACTAACTGAAGTAAACATAGCCGCTGTTAGAGGAACTACTGCTCCTTGTGCGTATGCAGTACCGTTAATTGTTATTCCACCACCAGTCAACACCATATAGAAATTACTATCACATACTGTTTGTGTCATTCCCACCCCGTATGGGAAAGTTAATGGAGAAGTTACTGAAATAGAAAACTGACCAGCGGCATCAATACTAGCATTAAATTCTTCTTGATACTGATAACTGGTATCGTATGATCCTCCACCTGCCGCAGCCAATGTTTTGGGTGCAGTAAATGGTGCAGGAAATAAAAGTCTTCCTTTGCTTTGTTCTTTAAGAACACCAATAGCGGGTACGACATAAGCAAGATCAACAGTACCATTTGTTACTGTTGATGAAGTGTGTGTAGGTTTAGTAGAAGCATGAGATGTACCAGCGCCAGTTACTTGATAAGTATTCTGCCCGTGTACGACAAATGTTCCAAGAGCATATGTTGTATTACCTGTAAACTGTACACCAGTTGCATTTCCTGGTGGTTCTAGAACGCAATCACATAGTCCTTTATCGTTACCAGACCCATAAACAAAACCCCTCGCTGTATCAAATGATCCAGTATTAACTTTCACATCATATAGATATAAGCGATATTGTGTTTTGGCTCCACCGACAGTACCACTTCCAATTTTCTCTATGTACTTAACTCTCGCTTGTCCTATGATTGAGGTATCAACAGGCTTTGCTGTAGTGCCGTGAGTATTGTTTGTTATTGCTTGTTTACCTATACCAGAAGTAGCACTTCCATCATATATCTGAATAATAGCACCATCTGATATACTCCAGTTTCCTGCCATCTCATCAACTATTACATATTGACCAGTTCCAGTTGAAGTAATACTATTCTCAATAATTCTTGTATCATTTCCTTTATCAAAAGATAGGGGAGTAGGAGTTGCAAACTCATATCTGTAACCACTTACATATGCAGTACCAGCACCTATATTAGCAACTAGTTTAGTTGCATTACCAACAGGATCAGTACCCGATGTATATCTACCACCGTTTGCGCCAACTTTTAAATGCTCTTGTACATGTAGTTTAAATGGTCTTACAACATAGTTGCCAGATTCTTCATGTGTTCTTTGAGCGAAAATCTTTCCTAAATCTGCTAACTGCTTCACACCCTCGGGCAGTTTCTGATTGTAACCACCTTCAACAATTTTATCAGTTACAATAAAATCTTCAGTTGCATCGGCTGTTAATGCTTTTGTTCCAATAGTAGTCGCTATTTTATATCGATCAGCGCCAGGAGCATTATAGTTATATGAACCAGCCGCAGGATCTAAAAGAGTTGAATCGTCATCAGCATCTACTATTTCTTCTGTTACTGTAAGTCCAATAAATGCACTTGTAAGAGGATCGTATTTGTCAACAAGAACTTCTTGTCGGAGATGATTTACGAATCTACCCTTGAGAAAGAAAACTCCATCAGCGATAGCAAAGAAAAGTCCATAACCATGGAAGTTTTTAGATATGTCTGTGCCGAGTGCATCAACATTCGCATCAACAACAAATGTGTCGTTATTTCTATCCGCATCAGATGAAGTTACGGTGAGTGTTTCTCCTGGATCAAAGTGAATAGAACTACCATTCAATTCTCCAGAAGTTGTTCCTTGAGTATTACCACCAGTATATCTAAGATAGAATGTTTTCTTATCATAAACTTCACCATCACTTCCAGTATAAGCAGAAAGAATTTTTGCTTGTATTCCTGTTACACTACCCGTAATAGTATCACCCACATAATTTGCGAGTGTAGTATTAGATACGGCAGCGGCTGAAGCGTCTGTATCATTAATCTTGATATATGGTTTTCTTAGTATACTTCCTTCACCACCTGTAACTCTTGTTCCTTCAGTAACATTAAATCCGGCATGATTTGCAATCGCTTTGTGCAAGTATGTTTGTAATTGCGTAAGTTCACGCGCCTGAACAGCGACACCAGGTTTAAATAAAATCTGATCGAATTGCTTAGATGAATTATAATCATCGTAATATGGGGATACATTTAAATCGAGTGCCATTTCTTATTTCCTAAAATTTGAATACAACTTTAATTGTTTCAGTTTGATCACTGTCTCTAACGACAGGTCTCCTATTATCAACATACAACAAATCACCACTATGTGGATCAATTTCTGGATTCGTTGCACTATTTATAGTCAAACCTTCAACGGCTGTTGTAACATTTTTAATAGTTGTTGATGCTGATATGCCACCAATTATCTGTTGTAAATATACTTTATCGATAGTACCATCAGCATTAGAGTCTATCTTTTGTATTACTCTGAATTTTCCGCCCTCAGTAGTTGTTACAATGTCATCTAAATTATATTGAGTTGGATTAGAAACTCCTATAACATGACACGGTGTACCAATACCAGTGGTAAACAATGAACTAGTACTAGCCCATTGATAAGGATTTTTATATACTCCTACTTGCCTGAATTCATTACCTAAAATTAAATCTTCATTCGTATTTTCAAACGATACAGTCATTCCTATATTTTTAGCGAAAAGTTCTTTTTGTGCATTAGAACCATGACCATTTTCTGGACTTATAATTGCTCTGAATGTTGCACTTGCGCCAGTTCCTACAGTTTGTGTGACTGAAATATCAGCGTATGTATAATTAGTTCCAGGAGCACTTATAGTTACGCCTGTGATATTTCCAGCACTATTTATTGTTGCTGAGGCTGTAGCACCAGTACCATCGCCTTCAATCTTAATGAGTGCATCACCTGTAATATAGTCAGCACCTTGTGCTGTTACAATAATCTTGTCTATACTTCCAGAAATTGCTGTGGACTCTACAGATTGTTGAGCGGATGCGGCTTCAGTTGAACCGAGACTAGCAGTTGCAGTCGCGGCAGAACTAGGACTACCACCAGTAAATTCTACATATGCAAAACTATATCCAGAACCTACGGATGTAATAGTCAATCCGTTAACAGCACCACCAGAAATAGTTGCAGTTGCCGCGGCACCCGTACCATCTCCACTTATAACAACAGTAGGCGCACTAGAATAACCAGCTCCACCTGCTGTAATAGATAGCGAATCTAATTCTCCATTGACATCAAATGCTGGTTGTCCTGAACCAGAAACCTTTCTCACAGGAATAAAGTTGTCTGTGAGAAATAGTGTTCTGTCTGCGGCTCCTACTGTTAGCATAAATTTCCATTTATATCCGTCACTTAGAGTTACAATATCTGTTCCGGTTGTTGTAGGCTTTACTGTGCTTTGACCGTTGCTATTATTATCTATGCATTTATATACATTAAAATTATCTGTAAGCACATAGAAATTTGCATCTACAAGACCTGAAGCACCAGAATTGGATTTGTTACTTGATGAATAAAAATCATCATAGGGATCGTAAACTGTTCCTGATGCCCAGTCAATTCTCTTCGTTAAAAGAGCGACATTAGAACCCTGTACCCTTTTTGCAAAGAGCATTTGCCGTCTGACATCAGACATTTGGATTCTATTGTCCACTGGTGTATCAGGACTAGTTTCATCAGCCCATGCCGTCGCCCGAGATACAAACATATAAAAGTAATCGTTTGTATTATAGACATCTCTATAAAACGACCTTGCTTGCTGAACTCGGGCTTGATCCCTAAGTAGTAACGCCACCGTAAGACTCCTTAACTATTAGGAGTCTGAAACTGTGATGGTCCAAGTTACCTTCAAAGTATCTGACGCCCCTTTGTTGACAACAGAAAAG